CAGGAAGGCTGGCTGGTGATGAATTTAGGAGTGTTTCAGAACAAGTGCCAACAGTTCTTGCTCCTATAGCTGCTGAACTTGGTGTAACTATTGGAGAACTTAAAAAATTAGCTGCTGAAGGTAAATTAACCAGTGATGTAGTTCTTAGGGCTTTAGGAAGAGTAGGAAAAGAAGGCAGCGGATTTTTAGAAGAATTATTAAAAAATGATCCAACACAAATATTTAAAAACTTTCAAAATGCTACACAGGATCTGTCGATTGCTCTTGGTTCTCAACTTAGACCAGCAGTTGAGGGTGTTACAAAATTATTGACTAATCTTATAAATACTCTTTTAGAGTTTTCTAAATCTGATGCTGGACAGGCTGTTATTTTACTTGCCAAAATTGCTGTCACTGCAAAAGTTTTAGCGTTAGCTATTCCTTTGGTCACTGGTGCTTTTACGGCCTTGATTGCAAAGTTGAGCATGGTAGGAAAAGTCAGCCTGATTACTTCACAAGGACTTGTAGGTGTTAAAGCAACTGCATTACTGGCAGCTGGTGGTGTAACAAAAACAACTTTGGCTCTTGGTGCTTTGAAAGTTGCAATGTTGGCCTCTGGCGTTGGCGCTTTTGCTTTGGTTGTTGGTGGTCTTGCAACTGCATTTATAAAAACAAGAAATGAGGCAAAAAAATTCCAAGACACAATAAACGAAGGATCGGGAGAAGAGGTTAAAGAATCTTTTAGAGAAAATGCAAAGCTTTTAGGTGAATTAGAGAAAAAATTAGAAAAGGCAAGAGGCAACGCAAAAAGAGGTATTCAAAGACAAATTGAAGAGGCTGAAGCACAAGGCAGAATGTTAGAGGGTAGATTACAAACCCTTGAGTCTGAAAAGCTAATAACAGCCGAAAAGAAAAAACAAAATGAAGAATTAGAAAAACAAGAAGATCTAATTAAAAAGAATCAAGATGAAACAGATAAACTTAAAGAAAAAATGACGGCTGTAGGTGAAGAGATCGAAAGCAGTATAAAAAATAATTTAAGGGACGCTATAACAGGGGCTAAATCATTTGGAGAGGCCATGTCAAATGTATTGAACCGTATTAGAGACAAGATTATTGATGCTCAGTTAGACAGGCTACTTGGTGGCTTTGGAGAGGCTTTTGGTAAGGGTGCAAGCGGTGGAGAGAAAAAAGGATTAGGAGGATTTCTTGGTAGTATTCTTGGTGGTTTATTTGCAAATGGCGGCCAACCACCTGTTAACAAAATTTCTGTAGTTGGCGAGAGAGGCCCTGAGCTTTTTGTTCCTCGATCTGCTGGCACTGTTATTCCAAATAATCAAATTGGTGGACAATCAATAGTTAACAATATCTCAATAAGTGTGGACGCTTCTGGCACTGCTGTTCAGGGTAACGATTCAGACGCAAACCAGTTTGGAGAACAGCTTGCCGCAGCAATACAGGCTGAGATAATTAATCAAAAACGATCTGGAGGTTTACTTAACTAATGGCAACTTTTCCAATAGCAAATCCTATTTATAACACTAGGATTGATGCAAAACCA